TGAGTGGCTCCCATATCTCCGGGTTCTTGACCAGCGGGGCCAGCTTCCGGGCTAACTGTTTGTCCAGCATTTTGCATTCCTATAATTTGAGCCATTATTGCAGCTTCTTCAGGGTCATTCATTAGTTCATCTGGGTCTAGATCAAGACTATATGCCAGTTCACTAATGAGTTTGTTCATCTTAATAAACGGAGCGACAGCAGGATTAGCTGCGGTCTGAAGGAACATTGTCAAGCGTTGACTTCGTACTTCCTTTTGCATTAAGCTATTTGTGCCTGTAGCTTTAACTTCTAAATCACCCTCAACACCTAATCTACGATCTGAAAACTGCATGTTCCATTGAAAGTACGCCTCGCCCAAAGGCTTTAATAAAAAGTCATCAAGGTTCTTAATTACCGTTTTAATATTCAACGAAGCTGCACCAAGCAACATAGACATACCTGATGCAGTACGTGTCATGCTTTGTACGCCTGTTTGACCGTGACTGTACGAAGGAATACCTGTTTGTTCGTCTGCAAGTTGTCGGAACTTGTCAAACATCTGCATGTTTTCATTGGTTGTATTAGGAAACTTTAAACCATTAATAGCTGTTCCCGGTACACCAGCTTGTCGCCTAAATACTTTACCGGGGTATATTTCCATGTTCTGACCGCCTACAAGAGCAGTCTCATCAACATCAAAAATAACTGATCCCGATAGCGCAAGATTATCAATAGCCATACGTGCATGACCATTCATAATCTTTTGAGAGTCATCCATGTTTTCTGCTACACCAATACCAAAAAAACTATAGGGATTCTTTTCATAGCTAAACGCATGGTATGGTATTCGGAAGGGGGTAAATGGATTTACAACACTGCGAAGCATTTGACCATTACAAACCCAAGCATTAATTTGAACTTCGTCTAGGTCGTCTACATCTTCGGGTATTTCCATACCTACTTGGCGACAGTATTCCGCATCCATCACGCCCCAATACTCTAGAACTTCATACTGAGATGCGCCGTATTCATCATTTCGGCTGTCATCTTTCAGTTCTTGTTCATAATCTTCTTCTACGTAGTTAGGCCCCATTTGGAGACAAGTACGTATAGCTTCTTTGTCAAAGTAAGGCATCTTACCTAGACTACGAAGCTGTGTTCGATTCATTTTATGTCGATGGAATACATATTCGGATTCATTAACATTTGTTGCGTTGGGGTCTGGAAAGAAATCCCAGATGCTAACAAACTCCAAACGAGGAACCCGCACATCGACAGGAGAGTAAGTTCTATCACCGCCCTCTCCTTCTGTCCATCTGTGTAATGTTTTGTTAAAGTTGAACGGCCCTTTGACGATTCCTGTGCCGAATAAAGCTGATTCAAATAATGCGTTTCTAATTTCACTAGCGCCGTTAGACTCCTCTATCTGATCGTGTATAAGTTTTTCCATGCGTCTTGCAGCTTTTTGTGCGGGGCTAAGTTCAAGAGCTTGAGGGTCTGGAGAGGGGCCTTCAGTAAGCATATCCTTTTCTTCGGCTTGCTTATCTAATTTTATATCTTCAAACTTACCTGTTCCGTAGGTTGCTCCCGGCTTTAGTACTTTACCATCGCCTTCAAAACCTACGTCAAACGGATTTTCTTGTTCTTCTTGTACTTCGCCTTCAGATGTTTCAATTCCGGGTTGAATGTGTGCATACTCAGGAGTCCCTTCAGGCATCTTAGTTTCACTAATACCAATAGGAAACTTATTCGCACCGAACACTACATCTACAAGTTGACCAAAGGCTGCAAGCACTTTAGTCTTTGTTACTTTTACAAACACTCTAGACTTTTCAGATTCACGGAATCTTACATTTTTACCATACAAACCACGATAATTGTGGTATGCTGTAAGCCATCGTTGCTCATCTAAGTCTCTAGCTGTCTTAGCAGAAACATAGCGGTCATTAATAAGACCTACTAAATTATTACGAAGACTTTCTTCAAGAGTAAGCTCTAGGCCCTGTTCGCCCTCAACTTCTCCAAAGTAAATATCATTCGCTGTTAAAGTATTTTCTGCCATTAATATACCTTTAAATAGGTTTAGAAAAACCCATGCTAATACCTAAATCGCCCTGAGCATTTTTATTTAGACCAAATCTAATATTTGAACCTTTACTTGTTTTTTTATGATAGTCTAAACTTGTATTATATTTATTTTTTTTAAAAGCAACTGAAGATTGATTAGGTAATTGTTTTTCTAAACTATAGTTTTGGCTTTTCCCTGATTGCGTATCGTAACCTTTACTTATAGAAGCTTTATAACCACCTCCAGTTAAAGAAGCTGTCCCTTGGGAAGTTCTTTGTTGTTTATTTCCTGCTACACTTCCTTCTAGTTCAAACACACCCTTACTAAAAGAGGTGCTTAGTCCACCATTATTATATTTAGTTCTTTTTTTCATATTAATATCCAAACTCCGCATCAACGGGTGTGTATGCCTGTTCCATTCTCATACTTCTAAACTGACTAAATATGTCATTAACTTTAGGTCTTGACATAACTAAGTACCTTAGTGCATCATAAGCATGGTCAGGTGCATGTGTATCAACATCTTCTGGGTTAGATTTATCCAGAGGAAGACTTTGGAGTTCGCGTATCAAGTTGGGACAGCTATTAAATATCTGTATCTTTGGTCTGCCACTAGGCTGCACTCGTAAGTATTCGTGGATTTGTATTTTACCCTGTATTCTATTTTTATCTGCTCTTCGCAGCTTGTGCCCTGCTCGTTGAAGTGTCTCTCCAACTGTGGGGCCTGTTGTTCCTGTTCTGTTCCATGCTGCTGTATCAAGCACTCCGGGTACTGAAAAAGGATCTTGTAGCTCCATGTTTGTAATCATCTGAGCCAAATCTACGCCTGTAAGTCCTTTGCGATATAGCTCTCTGTAAATTATTAGTGTGCCATCAGTGGGATCAACACAACCCCAAACACAAGCACTCTCAGAAGCATAACCATAGTCAATCCCCTTGACTCTTTCCCAACCTACTGGAATCTCAAAAGGTGTAATAACATGCTCCATTACATCAAACTCTGTAAAGGCAGCACCCTCTGTAATGTCCCAGTTACCTTCTAGAAGTTGCTTGCGCTGTACAGCAGGCAAAGCTTTTAACATTTGTTCGTATCTACCATCTTTAGCAAGATACGGATTGTCTTCTAGTCGGGCTGGTATAAAGCGTCGTGTCAAACCATCATCGCCTGTAAAGCTCTCATTAGGCTCTGATGGGTTCACATAACGCTTCTTTACCCATGTTGAACCAACACCACCGGGGTTAGCTGTACAACGCATATACGGCGTAATCTCAGAATCTGTAGTACGCAATCGTGATGCTAGGTAGTTCCAAGAAAACTCTGTTGATAAGTGAGTAATCTCATCAAAACCAATCCAGCTATAGGCTTGTCCTTGATACCTATATACGTCTGCATCACGCTCAAGGAATCCAAACTCTAGTTTAGCACCACTGGGAAATGTCCAGATCTTTTCAACCTCTCTGAACTTACATCCCGGAAAAGCCTTTGGATATAACTCTCTAGACTTGTCTATAAGCTCCCTTAGTTCAGGCATTGAGCGTCTTAGTACTAACGCCCTGTGAGCAGCCCTGTGAGCGAATCTAAGGGGATCTACGAGCATAGCATAGGACTTACCACCCCCTGCTGCACCGCCATACAGTACGTCTGTTTCTGGGGCTGCTAAGAAGTCTGTCTGCGGCCCTTCATTCGGTCTGAAGATAACATTCTCTAGTGCTTCTTCTTTTACTTTTTTAGGAAGATGCTCGACTGTATCTTCAGTCAATATCTTTCCTTCTTTGGAAGTTTCTTGATTATCTAATTTAGCTAGTGTGGATCGTGAAGCTTTTAAAGTGTTCTTTTGACTTTTTAATTTTGCCTCAGCCTTTGCAATAAGTTTTTCTTTTTCTCTTACTGCTTTGTTAGCTTTCATACGAGCCTGTGTAGCTCTGCTGTAATTATATCCTCTAGACTTACTTCCTTTTTTACGGCCTCCTCGTTTCTTTGGAGTGCCATCTACTTTTAAGATAAAATTACCATTTTCATCTTTTAAGTAGTCATCTGGATTAACTTCCCAATCTTTCATGTATTATTTTTTTTAATCCTTGATGACTTAATCGCCTACCTGTTTTATGCTCTAGCCAAGCAGACCCTTCACGAAGACTTAACACCTGATCTTTAACTAAATCAGATATTTCTTGTAAAGCCTCTAGTTGTTCTGGAACCTCCTCAAGTATTTTAGGATTAGCTTCAGATACAATATATCCAAAAGGAATAACACTACTGCGTTTCGGAATGCTCAATTATAACTTCTTCTTTTGCAGGTAGAATAAAAACACCACCTTGTACAGTGTGATTAACGTCTAATCGGTCAGTCTTACCTAGTCCAATTCGATCTAATATTGTTTGTGCTGCTTGGAGTCGAATATTGGCTTGAGGAACT